GGGCGCGTCCCGTTCTCCACGTACTTCCAATACTCCTGCAGCATGAGCGTCACGGACAGCGTCGTGCCGTTCACATCGACGATGTACTCGGCGGTGCTCCGCAACGCGTCGTTGTACTGCGTCGGGCGGTTGTTCATGGATAGCTCCTCGCGGTAACGCTCGCGCAGCGTATCGCCATACACGGCGAGAGCCCGCACCGTGCGCGGGAACATCGAAGCCATGTCCGTATTAGCCTGTGGTACTTGTGCCATCCGTAGTTATTTTTCGCAAAGAACGCGCAGGATGCGCTCTTTTTCTACTGAATAGGCTTTCCCTTACTTTTGTGCGCAGCGCGTTAGGCGCGCTCTTACAGGCCTTTCTGCGAGTGACGAAAAAAGGGGCTATCCTCACGGACTGCCCCTGCGCCACAGTTTAAGTAAAGAAAAAAAAGGAAAAACAGCGAAAGATCTGTTTCCGAGGACAAAGATACGAAACGTTTCCTACGTAAAAAAATTACGGAACAAAAAAGTGGGGCGAGCCTCACGGCCAGCCCCTCTCGCAAAAACTCAACTCAACAAAAAATGTTACCCAAAAACACACCAGAGTGATAACGTGACAAAGATACAACGCGCGCGCGATATGCGCAAGCCCTCCGTCAGTTTTTTTTCGCCCACAGCCTGTTCTGCCTCTCCTGCTCGGCGCGCCTGTCCTTGATGTAGCACAGGAGCGTGAGAAACTCGACTGCCGTCATTCGATAGACGCTATCCCAGCTGTCTCTTGTACACTCGCTAACAGCGTCAACGCACGCCAGCCATCCCCACCGCGAAGTGAACGCACGGCCTCCTTCATCTGCCGCGCCGTCGCCTTCATCTTCTCCGCCTTCTCCTTGTCCTCCTCCCGCTTCGCTGCCTGTCTTATCTTCCATGCCGAAAAGGTTAGGGAAGCGCGAAGTGACCGCCCTAACCGATAGAGAAAAGAACCGAGCATCCCCATCGCCACGCTCACGGGCATCTCGTCGCGTATGATGCGCTGCACATCCCCGATGTCGTAGCCGTCCATGTACCGCTTGCCCTTCGGTATGAGGAACACGGAGAGCACCTCGACGATATGGTCGCCAGCCTCCCCGATGAGCTGTTGATAGTCGATGTATTGCCCCGCCGTCATCTTCGAGGGGTCGCTCTGCACGCGCAGCTCCGTGCCGTCCTTCGCGATGAACGAGGACACGGAGGGACGCAGCGCGGGTGCGCTGTTGAGGAACTGGGCGTGGCGCGTGAGCTCCGTGTAGCCATCCACAGGGAGGGAGAGCAGGTCGTCACGTCCGAGCCCCGTCAGTATCTCCAGCGTCTGCACGCTCCGCTCAATGTCGTCGCCGGTGTCTATGGCTGCCAGCTGCTGATACTTACCGACTGACAGCCTGTCGTAGTTGTCTATGATTTGAACTTTCATTTTGTAAGTGATTTTTCCGTTTATCTTATTCCGAAGGTATAGCTCCCGTCTCCGCCCGTGTTGAAGTGCGTGAACACGGCGTAGCGGATGGCGTCCATCGCGTGGTCGTTGAAGGGTGACGGCTCGTTCATGCTGTTGCCGTCGCGGTCTGTCTGCCACGTGTAGCCGCGCGCCTCGCGTATGACGTTCACGGCATCCTTCGCTATGTACCACTCCCAGCCCCTCATCTGCTGCACCTGCTCGGCCTTGCGCGTCGCCTTGTAGCAGGGCTTGACGTTGAAGCCATAGGCCGACACCTCGGCGATGGTGCGAGGCTCCGAGCAGTCGGCATACACGGGCGTCGTCCTTCCGACACCTGCCAGCCGCAAGGCCTCCGCGATGTCGGCGTTCAGCATCCCGCGAGCGTAGCACACCTCCCCGATGTAGAGCACCTTCCTCCGCGTGTCGCACAGCACGCGCACGCACGCCGTAGGGTCGTTCGTGAAGCCGAAGTCAAGGCCGTATAGCTCGGTGAGCCCTGCCGCGTCGGGAAGGCGGTCTATCTGCTTGAAGTCGTAGATGACACCCTCGCGCTGTCCCACCAGCCCCTCGCCGTACACGCGCCACCAGTAGGCATCCGTTTTCCCTGCCTCTATCTCCTCGACCTGCACAGCCGAGAGGAACGGGTTGTCCTTGTAGGTCGAATGTATAGACACGCAGCTCTCGCGCGGCTGGATGTGTTCATGCACCCAAAAGGAGTGCGTGGGGTTGTAGTCCAGTATGATGAGCTCACGGGTACGCACGAACAGCTGGCGCGCGGTGTCGTAGTCCACGTTCACGGCCTCGTTGATGAACAGGCGGTCGCGCGCAGGACCATGCACCTTGCTCGGTGTGTCGGCAGAGAAGAACTCCATCTGCGCCCCGTTGCTGAAGGTGTACACGTTGTCCCCTCGGTTGTACGCCTCCTCGCTGTATGCCTCGCCCATGAGCGTGCGGAAGTCACGGATGGCTCCGCGCTTCAAGTGCGGCAGCGTCTCCGACACTACGCTCGTGAGCGTGGGCTTCCTGTCCGTCTGCGCCAGCAGGATGAGGAGCTGCAGGGCGGCGAACGTCTTGCCCGAGCGTGTGCCGCCTGCGCTGTCGATGAAGCGAGGGTGCTGCACCCATGCGTCGTGCATCTTTCGGAATACAGGCGTCACCTCCATGCGCTACTGCTCCCTGTTCGTGATGTCGTCGATAAGCCTCCGCTCCTCCTCGTTCTTCACGTTCACGGTGATGCCTGCCGTGTCGAGTGCCACGTTGAGCTTGAGCTCTCCCAGCAGCTCCCCGATGAAGCGCGCGCTCTGCGTGTCTCCGTCCATGATGGCCTGCTGGTACTGCTTGTACACCATCGCCACATCGAAGGACACCTTCTCCTTCTTGCCGTCGGGCTTGGGTATGGTTATCTCCTCCTCGGCGATGGCGCGTGCGATGTCTCGCAGCGTGCGCCTGCGCCTGCGTGCCTTTGCCGAGGCGATACCCCCAGCACGTCCCCGTTCCTTCGCCTCCTCGCTGGAGTGAACTGGTCGTAGGTTCTGTTCATTTGCCATATCTGTAAATGTTTATTGTTTAACTTCGCGGCCGTAGAATTTAACTCCGCCGCGCTATTGTTTAACTCCGTGAAATTTTTCTTTCTTCATACGGATTTTTCCCTTCTTCAAAAATTATTTTCCCTTCTTCATAATTTGACGGCCTTTGCTCCCGCCAGTCGGTCGGCCGTCTTATCAGGATGGCCAGCGTTCACTCTTTCAAACATTGTTCGTTTCATTTTATTGGTCTTTCTTGAACTGACTGCGGTTTATCTTCTGCCAATTCTCATCTTCCTTTGGATATGGCTGTGCAAGTGGAAGTATCTGCTTTCTTATCTTCTTATCCAATGGCATGAGATACTTGCGCTTGCCTTGCGTGAAGAACTTCTTAACGTCGTTCGTTCCGTAGGCTTTCTTGATATTCTCGATTGAGCCGTCAGGGTATTTCTTCAATACGTATTCACGAACCGTCTTTTCGTGTATCTTCTTTCCATTGATGATAAAAGCGTGACTTTGCCCCGCCGTTGTCTCGCCTATATATATCCAATTAGTCGCTTGATAGATTGTGCCAAGATGATTTTGGTCGCAATCAGCATAAGATACGACGAGCCGACACAAAGGCAAATCCTTTTTGAGTTCCTTCAACGTGAGGGCGACCGCTTGGCTCGTACATTCTTGCTTTCCGTTGAGTGCAACGCGAGTCAGTTCAACGGCTTGCCCTTGTGATAGTCCGTAAGGGTTTCCTATCTTTGGCGCGGCTCCGTAACCATAAAGAATACATCCGCACCACTCGCCCTTATCATTATATACGTTATACGACAAAGGATTCACGGGCACACACTTTGCATAGTGGAACATCTTGCAAGCGTACTCGGTAGCCTTTTTGTTTGCTCTCGCTATCTTCATAATGCCCCTCCATGAGTCGTTATCGCTGCATCGCCCCACGCTAAGATTGCGGATTGATACTTGTCGAGAAATTCTTGCAAAGACTGAGGCGACTTGAACGACACTTTGATAAAGCAATCTCTTTCTCGGTCGTTCTTCTCCTCGTCGCTCATATCAAGGTCGGATGGCAGCTCTCCTGTAAGCCCTGCATCCACCTTCCATGTAGGCACTCCCCACTCGTCGAGGGGCAGGCTGTCCCACTCGTTGGCGAGGGCGTCCCAGTCCCACGAACCGAATGCCCCGTTGTCCTTGATGACAATCTCGGCGAGCTTGTCCCGTTCCGTCCCTCTCGGGTACACGATGCAGGGCACGTCCTTCCACCCGAGCTGCTTGGCTGCCGTGAGGCGCATGTTGCCACCCAGCACGATGAACGGCTCGCCGTCCTTCCAGTCGTATGCCAGCACGGGGCGCGCCTCGAATAGCTCGGGCGTCTCCTCGATGCTCCGTGCGAGCCTGTCCAGCTCGTCACGTGTCCATGTCCTCGGGTTGCGCGGCAACCCTTCCACCTGCCCCTCGTTCAGCGCGAGGGACTTCACTGCGATACGTTGTATTTCCATTGTTAGTTGCTTTTGTTTTCAGTCATAATTTATAATCGTTTTTACTTCTCCAAACTTATCGCGCTCAATGGCCTCCTCCGCCTCTCCCATTGTTCTATAACATCCAGTGGTATACGCATCCACATTCAGCCAGTTAAACCAGAACGGAAACCACCACACTTTCTTCTGTACCTCAAATTCGCAATAGTTTAGATACTCTCTCTTTACAATCCTATATTTTGTCATAGTTAGTCCTCCTTTTCCTTTGCGGCCTTACGTGCTGCACGTCTCGCCCTGTCCTTCGCATTACGCTCTGCCTTGCGCTGTGCCTCTGCCTCGGCAGCCTCCACTAGTGCCTGCTCCTCGTACCACTCCACGCTGTTGCGGTACATCTGCGCCAGCTCCCTAACGAAGTTGAACACGCAGCGCGTGCAGCCTGTGTGTAGCTTGTAGGGCGTGCCCTTCGCCTCGTGATAGACGCGGCTCATAAGCTCGATGTCTGCCTGCGGTATCGCCCGCGTGTAACCTGCGTCGAGTGCCGTCGTGAACGGCCTGTCCTGTCCTTCGAAACGCGACAGCGTCTCCACCTGCTCCGCCGTGAGGAGCGTCCTTTTCTCGGGTGTTCTCACCCACCAACTCTGTGCCATAATCTTGTAGTCAAATTTTGAATAATTGAAATCAATGTCGTTAGTATGTCCTTCGCCATCGTGAGGGCTTGCCCTATGGTGTCGGCGAGGAACGCGAGGAGGGAAGCTGTCGCCACCGCCTCCCAGCACACCCAGCCGTCACATACGGCAACGAGGATCGTCGTCCACCAAGTCATGCACAGCGAGCACGTGAACGGCTTCACGCCCTGCACGCCCTTGCGGTGTATTAGCCTGCCGTACCACTCGCAGAACGTGTCGGAGAAGCCCGACAAGTCCACGATGAACACGACGACGAACGCCGCCTCAATCATCGTTACTATTGTTTCCGTAATCATATCCATGCTCTCTCATGTAGTCTATAATCTTGCCACGTATGTAGTACACCTCCTCGCGTGCCGTCGTGCGTCCCACTCCCAGCAGTCGTGCGAGCTCTGTGTGGCTCTCGCTCTCCGCGTAGGCGATGAGGATATTGCGCTCGGGCTCCGTGAGGGCGTCGAAGATGGCGTGCTTCAGGGCGTGCATCTCGTCGCTGTCGCGTCTCATGATGTCGTCACGCGGGGCGAACTCCGCCACCGTGCGGGCGAACACCGTGCCCGTCTCAATAGCCCTCTCCTTCTTCCTCCTGCTCATAGCGGGGCGCATCCATCGACACCACGCGGCGCGTGTACTGGCGGAACGTTCGGAAGTACCAGCTCTTGCTGTCGTGTACGTTGTACTGCCTGTCCACGATGCAGGCGATGAACGCCTCCATCTGCTTTGCCCCTCCCTCGTAGAGGTCGAGGATGCAGGACTCGCGGTAGGTGAGCAGCGTGTAGTACACGTACTGCGCCAAGTCCTTCAGCTCCTGCGTCATGTCGGAACGGCACACGCGGCGCACGATGTCCTCCACCGTCTGCCGCCGTGCCAGCTCCTCCACGATGTCGCGCTGTGTCATACATACGTGCCTTTTCTTAATGAATAGGCGTTACTTCGAAGTCGTGCTTCCGTACTTCTCCGCCGCCACGTCGATGGATGCCCTTAATGCGTAAAAGGCGACACGCTCCTCGGGACTCCAATCGTCCGCTGGTTCTCCTTCGCCGAAGAAAGCGTAAGCCATTAAAGCATCAAATACGTTCCCTATCTGTTCGGCTCCCATATCTTCAAAAACTTCTACCCAGTTGCGGTACACACGGAAATGTTTTACTTTGTTTTCCATTGTTTTACGTTGATTTTTGGTTAATTAAATTGCTTTCATTATCTCTTGTAACCCTGCCACTACCCAGGCAAGACGTGCCGCGTCGCGCTCCTCTTGGTTTGTTCTCGCTGGTAGTCCCTGCATGTAATAGGCTGCATCCGCGTGTGTGAGCTTGCCGTCCTTGCCGTGTCCTATCTTGCGGAGTGGTCGCTGCTCGATGACGGTGAAGCCGTAGGCGCGTGCCATTGCAGCGATGTGCATCCCTGTGGCGTGGTTTAGCCCTACGGCTCTCCCTACGGCTGCCGCGCGTGCGGTGCTTCCGTATCGCTGGAGGATGTGCCAGTTTGTAGTCTGCATCCATGAGGCCTCGACGACGACGGCGATGGACGCGCGCCCCTCCCTCATCTGGCAGAGCCTGTCGATGAGGAGAGGGAACGCGAGCGTCTGTACGTCCACGAGGCGAGCCTTGCGCCTGTCGAGCAGGGCGAAGCCTGAAGCCTCGATGTCGGGGTCTATGCCTATGTAGTAGTCGAAGGTTTTCATTTTATAGGTTTTTGAATTTTCTTTGTAATTCTCCTTTGCTATTTCAGCAACTCGCCTTGCTTGGTCTGGGGATTGATAATAATTTCCTCTGCCATACATCTGTCAACAGCAGTAGGTTCTTGCACCTCTTTCACTTCGAGTGTGTCTATGATTGAAAGGATTTTATTATAAGCACTTATCTTGTGCACTATCCTTTCCAAACCATGTCTCTTGCATTGACTTTTCTTTTGCAAGGCTTCGCTTTTTAACTTTTCTATCTCTGCTACTAAAGCGGATTTGTCAATGTATTGTGTCATATTTATTTCTCCTTCCCTAATTTATAACCTAATAATAAGCCCAACAAATAAAACAGTGGCGGTTCTATTAGTAATATCCATCCCATAATTAATTCATTTTTATAGGTTTTTGAATTTTCTTTGTAATTCACTTTCGTCCGTCATACTTGTCCTTTTGCTTTCATTGCTAAATAGTCCTCGTAAGATATCGCCCCGCGCTCGCGTTCTTCCCAGTGCTGCTGCATCTGCCTCTGCTGTTCCTCACGGCGTTGCCGTTCCTGCATGTCGGACGGTGACGCCTTCGGCCGCTTCGCCTGTTTCTCCTTGAGCTGTATCGTTGCCCAGCGAAGGAAGTGGCTTCGGTAGTCGGCGTCGCCCGTATGGTCGGAGGCTGCGGCGCGCTGCAGGGCTGTGAACTGGTCGGCCATCGCGATGAGCCGTTCGGCCTGTATGGCCGTTCCACCGTAGGACAGCCCGCGCAGCATGTCGTCGCGCAGCGTACCCCCGTTCCGCAGGGCTTCCGCCATACGGGCAGCCATCCCTGCATCCTTCCACTCCTCACGCGCGGGCGCGTTATCTTGAGCGTTATTTATACTATATACTATACTATTGGGTTCAAATCTGAACATTTGAGGGTTCAAATCTGAACATTTAAAAGGTTCACTTTTGAACATTTGGGGCTCGTTTTCGGCTGATTTTTCAGTCGTGGCGGTTCTCTCGCTTAATTGTTCATATTTGAACATTTGTCGGCTTACCCTGTACTCGTAACGCTTCCCGTGTATCGTCGGTATCGTCACGCGTTCCACGTACTTGCGCTCCTCCAGCCTTGCGACTGCAGCACGCCATCCGTTGCCGCTTATCCCGAGAAGGTCGCACGCGTGCTCCATCGTTCCCGTGTAGCTCCCGCACGATTTCGTGTAACCGTATATGAGGGCGAACACGTACAGCTCGAAGCCTTTCAGCCCGAGCTCCCTCGCCATCCATCCGTGTACTATTACAAAATCGTTCATATCTTCCAGTCCTCCCTTGCTTCTCCGCCTGCATTGTTCGCGGCTACCACCAGCTGCGGGTCGTTGAGCTTTATCTTCAGCACGTCGGCTGCCTGATGCAGGTGTCCGCTCTCGTCCACTGGCAACGCACCGAACGCCTCGCACAGCTCGCCCAGCAGCTTCTCCAGCGGCGTGAAGTCGAGGAAGCGGAGACGCACGGGGCATCCCAGCAGACGGCCAGCGTAGGGGATTGCACCCTCGTACACCCACATCGCGGCTGCCGCCATGACGTCAGCCAGTGCAAGACGGGCACACACGTACGGCTCGTCCACCTTCTGCCGCAGGAAATCGTTGCATAGCACGTGGTAGATGGTCTCCATCGGCTTGAGCATCTGCTCGGTGTAGTAGTCGCACATCTCCATGAAGGCCTCGTCATGCGTGCGCAGGATGGCATGCAGGCGGCGTTCGTACTGCTTACGCCACGCGTCGATACGTTCCACGTCGTAGCGTATGCGGTGACGGCATCGCGGGCTTTTCCTCACCGCCGCCACAGCCTCGACGAGGACACCGCAGGCGAGGTCGTTGGCGTACATCGCTCCGAACACCAGCAGGCTGCCCTTGCTCTTATCGCTTGCCATCCTGCCGCCTCCTCTCCAGCTTGCGCACGAGGCAGGCTGCACGCCGCTTCGCGTTCTGCCCCTTCAGCCCCTCGGGGCAGGTGTCGCGGGCGAACATCGTGAGGTAGCGCACGGCCTCCTTCATGTCATTGTCACTGATCCGTCTCATAGCTTTCCGTACTTGAGGAAGAAACGCCTGTCGGGGAAGTCCCACAGCGTCCCGTCCTTGCCGTGTACCATCTCCACGAGGTCGCACTCCTCGATGAGCTTATGCGCCTCCGATGGCGTCACCCTCTCGTTGCCTGTGACGAGGTCTTTCGGGGAGAACGCCATCTCATACACGTAGCGCGCCTCGCCGTTGAACGTCGTCTGCAGCCTGTACTTCAGCAGGGCGAAACACCAGGAGGGCGCACGCTCGACACGCAGCCGCCCCGAGCATGCCTCCCTCACCTGTGGCTTCAAGTCCTTCGTCATATCGTTAGAACGGGAGCTCCGACGTGTTCTTCTCCTGTGCCCTGTACTCGGCGTACGTCACCGCCTCGCGGGCTACACGCTCGCACTTGTATGCGCTCACACGGGTGTACCACTTGCCACCCCACTCGCGGCTCGTGAGGTCTGCGGAGAGGATGACGGTGTCACCCTCCTGCAAGTCCCAGTCCTCGATGCGCTGTGCCCCGAACACTTCGAAGGCCACCTTCTCCTGCTTCTCGTCCTCCAGCACGTACTCGCGAACTTTCCAGTCTTTTCCCTGCTGGCTGATGCCCTCACGCGAGGGGAGTGCCTTGAAAATCTTTCCTTTTAATTGAATTTCCATTGTAGTTGATTGTTAGAATGTTATGTAATCGTATAGGTTGCGGCTCTTGTAGTTGCCGCATATCCAGTCGTATGTGTACGCGCTGGTAAAAGAGCTCTCGTCGATGTCCTTCGTGTCGGGCTCTCCCCAGTCCCACTCGTCGAAGTAGTCGGGGTTGAACTGATAGCCGAGGGCGACATCCAGCACGCCCTCCTCGTCATCGTCGGGCTCGATGAGGGGCAGCTCCTCACAGCTGACGACGCGGTGATCCCTGTCGCAGCCGTAGTAGTTGCTCTCGTCGATATACTTGTACACCAGTCCCTCGGCCTGTGCCTCGTCCTCGGCCTGCACGTCGGCAAGCGCGAGGAGGTAGTTGCTTATGCCGTCGCCGTCTATCTCGTAGGCGATATGCATCTTGTACCGGTGTATCATTGCTTCTTCGTTATGCGGTTGTAAGCGAACAGCGCGGCCTTCTTTACGCGGGCGTCCTCCATGACCTCCATATTGTTGGCCTTAATGCTTTTCAGTTCTTCCTCCGTGCGCGCCTCTACAAACAGCCCGCACACAATCTCCACGCGCTTCTCGAAGGCTTTCGCCTCTGCATCCTCCACGCGCTGCGCTGCCTTCTCCAGCCCGTCGTGGTCGTCGAGGTCGAGGAGGGCGGGGTTGTTGGCGTCGAGGAGGAACATACTGTCGATGGCTCCCTTCTTGGCGTACGTGTCAGCAGCGCCCGTTCCCTGCCCGCCTTTTATCATGGCATTTTGGTCAAGTACGGGATAGGTTGTTTCAGCCACCAGCGCGCCCGTCTCGGCGTCAAAGACGCGGCAATAGCCGATAATATATGTTCCGTTTGCGCGTTGCTCTGTTGCGCATGGCAACGTCATTACGAGCCCTTCCTTTGCCAGCTCTGGAAGCAGGGCATCAAGCGTTGATTGCAGGGTGCGATAATTGTAGTTTGATTGGCGTTCGCTCTTTGCGACCGACAGCCTCTGTTGGATGTTGAATATTCGTTTCATTTTTCTTTTTCAATTAGTTTGTTGATGTAATCCTTCGCCAGCTTGAGGCCTGCGAAGCGTCCGAACTCTCCATCGACGCTGTACTCGTAATGCTGGTGCGCATCGACGTAACACGGCTTCTTTCGTAACGTGAAGCCCCTGTACTTCTTTTCGTACTTCTTTTCCATTTGTTGTTAGTTGTTAAGTTAAACATATAGGCTATTGCCTTGCTCTCTGGGAGGGACTCGAACCCTCGCTCACCTATGGCTTTTAACCCTTGCAGCCTTGCTCCTGTTGTGCTGCTTTCCAGAGAATGTTGCCCGCTGTACGCTCACGCGCTGACGGGCTTGGAATATATGTTCGAATTATCGAGCCGCTATTGAAACATGGGTTACTTCTCAAAGACTTGCGGCTCTAACCCCCTCGCTCGGGGGATGTGGTTCACGTTACGATACGCCACAGGCGAAGCAGTTGCCGCCCGTACCAAACAGGGCGCATCGTCACGCGGTTGTAGTGGGGAGCCTCGCCCACGTAGCGGGCGTAGCGGTCGAGCGTGCGGGGACACACACCCAGCAGACGGCAGGCGTCGGCCTTCGTGTATCTCGCGTTCGCTGCTATGTTGGGCTCCGTGCGTACCATCGTGTCAGTCCTTATCATCGGGGATGAGGTGGGAGAACCTGCGGCAGAGCCACGCTGCACAGGCGAGCCACAGGAAGGCCGCGCCCGTGACGAGCCAGTTCTCCGAGTCGGCACACATACACACGCCCGTGAGGGCGAAGCCGAGGTTCATGCACACGGCTGCGATAGTGATATTCCGTTTCATAAGGCTGCGGATGCTTTGAGGTTGTTACATTCCACTTCGAAGGCTGCGGCTCTCGCGTTGGCTGCATCCAGTTCCTTCTGCAGCCTGTCGCACATTGCCTGCGCGATGTAGTCCGTAGCATTGCGCTCCCAGTTGTTCACGGCCTGCCAGCCGTTTTCCTTGTCGGTGTCCCACTCGTAGATGGTGAACAGGCGACACTCGCCCTCACTCGGCCATATCGTCACCATTACGCGCGAGCTGCGCAGTTCCACGTTGTAGCCGTGGAGGTTGCCCTCTGCGGTGAGGGCGAACAGCTTGTCCTCCATGAGGCGGAGGGCTGCCTTGATGTTTTCTTGATACTTCATTTTCGTTGGGTGTTAAGAGTTTATATTAGGGTTTGAATACTTGCGGAGCACCGTCCTCACTACTTCGGGCTTCACCTTGTATAGTGGAGCCAGGAAGCGAGCCAGCTGGCTATCGTTGAGGTGTGGGTTGTCCCTGCGGAGCTTCTTTGCATCCGCCATGATGGAGGCGTTGCGCGCGGCTCTCTCGCGCTGCTTGGTTGTTAAAAATCTTTCTTCTGTCATCGTTGTATTATAGGTTGGTAATTAGCAGTAATAGAGGGTTAAACGGTAGGACTTTGAACGGAGGCGGAAGGTGTGCTTCTCCTCGGTGCCGTCCATGAACTTGTGGTAGAACTTGGGAGCGAACTCCCCGAACAGCTGGCAGTAGGTGGCGTAGCCTACGAGCTGGTTGATACGTCGGCCGTCGGCATCCTTGCCGTATATCTTGGCCTTCACGGTGCGGTTGAACTCTTTGCTTGTCATTGTCGTTGATGTTGATGTTAGGTTTATTTGGTGGGGCGGTCGCCCGCCCCTGTGGGTTGTTACTGAATAGACATATAGGGAGTATTGTTGCACACCCCAAAGAAAAGTGAGTACGGACCAAGATCATTTCTTTCCATGAAGCGCAAGATGGTTTTGAAGTCCGTTCCGTAGAAAATTCTTTCATACGATAAATCCACAGAGTACTTGTTTCTGCCGAAGTGTACGATTTCCATTCCGTACTTTACGCCGTGATGCTCATTCTTGATGTTGAGTTCCTTTACGATTTCTTTCATTTCGTTTAATGCTTTGCGTGTCATAATTGTTTCGTATTAAGTTGATATTAAGTTGATATTAAGTTCGTTTGTTGTGGGCGGGTTTCCCCGCCCCTGCTTGTTTAATCATGTAAGTGACAACTCTCTACCTTGTAATAGTGGGCAAAATTAGAGCTTTCTGCCTTGTAGGTGTCATGGCCGAGCTCGGCCCATGTGTAGATGCTTTCTTCGGCTCTAAATTTGATATAATCAATCATGCGAGCGGCTTTTTCTACGCTGGGGCAAACTGCTACGATTTGAGCGTCCCAAAGGATAGGCTTCTCTGTGTCTATTCTGTAAGACTTCTTTGTGATGATGTAAATTCTCTTTGCTTCCATTTTCTTTATTTTTTTTTGTTGTTGTTAGAATTGTTGTTAATTTTGTTGTCGTTAATTTTAATTTCTGCTGCAAATATACAACCTATTTAAATACCGTGCAAATTTTTTGTACACTTTTTTTCAAAAAAATTGAAAATAATTTTTCGTAAATTTCAACAAAATGGCTAACTTACAAAAAATCAAAGAATTAGCAAATGAGCGAAATTTGTCGCTTCATAGGCTTGCAAATGAATTGAACATGGCGACGTCCACTCTTTCCGCTATGATTAAGTCGGGAAGCACAAGCACCAAAACCCTCGAAGCCATCGCCGCCGTGCTTGGTGTTCCTGTATCCGTGTTCTTCGACGACACCCCCTCCGTCTCTGTCTCCTCGGTGGGCGACGGGAACAACATCGTCGGGCGCGGCAACATCGAGAACGCCCGCGACATCGGCAAGGCTCTCGACATCCTCAACGAACAGCTCCGAACGAAAGACCGGCAAATCGAAGGCCTCATCGTTGCCCTGCAGAAACAGCCGTAAACGTGACACCCGCGTGACACGCTGCGCGCCCACCCTCACAACCTATTATATATAAGTTCCTTATCTACCCCTTCACTATTTTTGTTGCGACTATATGCGTATGCGCGCGAGACATACCCACAGGGCAAGCCGTGACAACCCGTCACGCTTTCCTGCCCGTGACAATCCGTGACGCTTCGCGATAGTCTGCGAAAATTAACGTGACAAAAACGTGACAGCCTATGAAGTCCCGCCTCTATCTTGACACACGACACCGCGACACCTCGCGCCCGTGTCCCCTGTACCTCTGCATCTCGCGCTGGCAGCGAAGCGCGTTCTATCCCCTCGGCATATCCCTCCTCCCTTCGCGGTGGGATGCACAGGCGCGACGCCCGAAGCAGCTGCCCCCATCGGTGTGGCCAGAGCGCGCGATGTTCGTCCGCCTCCTCGATGCCCACGTCTCACGCCTTGAGCTGGAGCTCATGCGCGCCGAGATGGAAGGGGAGCTGCACGGCCTTGACGCCATCGGTGTGCGTGACTACCTCGCACGCCGTATGCAGCCAGACGTAGAAGGTGGCGATTTGTTTATGCCCTTTTTTACGCGATTTGCGCGCACGAGACGCGCTCAAGGTACGAGGGTGGTATATTTAACCACTTTGCACACGCTTGCGCGCTACGGCGCGGAAAAGTGCCGTTTCTGCGATTTGTCCCGTGAGTGGGCGAAACGCTTTGTCACGTGGATGGAGGGGGAGGGGATGTCGGTAAACACGCGTGCGATGAGGATGCGCCACGTCATTACGGCCTTGAACGCGGCTGTCGAGGAGGGGAAGATACGTGTTTCTCCGCTTCGCGGCTTCCGCCTGCAGACGGAGGAGACGCGCAAGAAGGACCTGCCCGTTCCCGTCCTTCGCTCGCTGCTGGAGGAGGCGGAGCGTACGCACGCCGTCGAGCTGGACTTCTTTGCGCTGTCGTTCTACCTTATCGGCATGAACACAGGCGACATGCTCGCCCTCCGAGACACGGATATGCAGGACGGGCGGCTGCGCTACCGAAGGGCAAAGACGGGCAAGCTGTACGACATCCGTGTCGAGCCCGAGGCGGAGGCTATCATCGCACGCCATCGGGGAACGGGCGGCAGGCTGCTCGACTTCGGGACTGGCTGTCAAGATAAGGTGTCCTTCACGTCGTACCTCGTCAAGCGGCTGCACAGGCGGAGGGATGGGCTGTCCGTGTACTGGGCGCGCCATTCGTGGGCAACGGTAGCCGCGAACGACTTGGGGCTTCCGCAGGACACCATCTCCCGCGCGCTCGGTCACTCCTTCGGGGTACGCGTCACGCAGGTGTACATAGACTACGACACGCGTCGCGTAGATGAGGCAAACAGGGCGGTGATAGACTTCGTACTTGGGAAATAGGGAACAAAAAGACGCCTATCCTCTCGGACGGGCGTCTCCATTCCCAAAGTGAGAAACAACAAAAAAATCCTATGAAGAAGTCTTTCTCTTTATCCTGTGCAGGCCGTACAGCAGGCCGCCGAGGGCGAGGACATACAGCAGCAGCCCCGCCTTGTAGGTCGCCCTCTCCCAGCGCGTGGGCTTGCGCTCTACCTCCACGACCTTCTCCACCTCGTAGGGGACGGCGATGCTGTCCGTGCGTATGAGGGTGTCCGTACGCTCGCGCACGATGTACGTGTAGCGAACTATTTCCTTATATATGGTGTCGCCCTTCTCGCGGATGTACTCCTTTTCGTGTACGATGGTCGTGTCGTGCACCTCCCTGTCGATGTACTCCGTGATGGTGTTCTCGATGGGCACGTACACGGTGCGAGTACACGAGGCGAGGAGGATCAGGACTACAAGTGCAGCACCTGCCGCTTTACGTCGTTGGGGTTGTAGCTGATATGTATCCATGAGTAGTTTTTCTCGTCTATGAGTTGGCGGAACGGGAGGCGGAGCTGCTGCGCGAGCTGGAACAGGCGGCGGTTTTCGGCCGTGTTCCCTCCCGTGATGTCGGCGGCGGCACTCGTTCCCCTGCATAGGTGCTCGCTCGTCTTGCTTCCGCCTACGGCCTTATTGAGGGCTGCGGAACGGAAGCCCGACGTCACGCGTATAGGCTTGCCGTAGGCGTGGCGGAGAGGGTCGAGGACGTTCTCCACGAGGGCGTTGATGTTATGCACCTGCGCGAGCGTGGGCGTGTTCGTGATGCCCAGCTTCGCGGCGGTGTCGCTGCGCGTGAACTCCTTCAAGGTGAAGTAGCGTCCCATCGTCACTCCCCCAGTTCGTTAGGCAGCGCAGCGCGTAGCTGCGAGAGCTCCATCTGCAGGGCGGCAACGGAGGCGCGCAGCTCGGCGTTCTCCTCGCGCAGCTTGATGACTTCGAGGTAGAGCTCGGCGTTCTTCTCTACGAGCGTGTCGATGGTCGTCTGCATCTCGGTGATGCTGTCGTTCTTCCTTTTCCGCCACCCTGCCAGCCATGCGATAGCTGAGCAGAGGGGAGTGAGGAAAAGGGTTGCCCAGTCGTAGTTGTTCATATTACAGCTCGAAATAATATCTGACACATTCGTCGGGACTGCCGAAGAAGAGCAAGTCGCTCAACTCCTTCTGATGTATGTAATCCAGCACGTCGTCGTAGAAGGAAAGGTCGTGATAGCCCGAAGTCCCTATCCTTGCCGAGTGTCCGTAGAAGCAAACGAAGTAGCCGTTGGCGCACGCGGCGTCGATGATGTCCTTCACATCCTGCAAACTCTTGCTGTTGTTCTCGATAACCCAGCGGTGGAGACGTAGGATGTCCTGCGTCCGAGTGTTCACGTCGTACACGGTAGTCCCGTCGCCGTTCCCGTGGTCGCCGAAGGCGTATGCATGATATGCTCCGAGCATCGTCCTGTAATTCGCGACGTATGTATTGTTCGGGCAGACGAACCCGTTCACGATTAATCCGTAGCCTTCAAGCTCCTCCCTTGCCGCCAGCACGTCGGCTCTCGCATCTGCCTCCGTCGCATAGCTGTTCAGCGCAGCGGACGAACGGTTATGGTTGAGGCACGTGAAGCCCATGTGCTGCAGGTCTTTATACATAGTGTTGTGGACGTAGTTGCCGAAGCCGTTGGAGCCGATGAGTGCGAAGCCGCACTTCGCTCCGTGACGCAGGAACAGCTCTGCCGTCGCCTCGTCCTCGTCCGTACCGTCATCCCACACGAAGCAGACCGCTCCGAGCGTCTTGACGGCGGGCTGCATCTTCTCGGTGGGGTTGGAACGCAGCAGCAGCTCCTTGTCGTCGAAGTAGTGAACGTCGGACAGATAGCCGCCGATGATGCTGTGCTCCTCGTAGAACGTGCGCGCCGTGCCCCGCTCCGCCTGTATGGCCGTCTGCGTGGGCTTGTACGATATACGGATGAACTTCGCATCGGCTGGCGACGTGACGTCCTTAAGCGTCGAAGGATAGACCTCTCCGCTAATCA